TGGGCTGGAAACCATACTTCATGGTGACGCGGTCTTGTACGGCATCAGGCCCCGTGGAGCGCTGATAGAGGTTGTCGTAGTAGTCGGCAATCTCCTCGATGATGGTTCCGAAGTGGTCGCCCTCGGTGTTATTGTCGCGTTCGCGGTCGGCCGTGTTCGACTCGATGATGAGCAAGGCGTCGTCGTAGTAGTGAGCCAGCGCTGCCGCCTTCCATGCGAGGATGTCATGTCGGCAATGCCCCCGATAGCGAGCCACTACTGATGGCACTCCCGTCATGCCCGGAAGCATGCCCATGCGGTCGATGACGGTCATGACGGTGTAGTCAGATGATATGGAGTTGCCACCAATATCTACTGCGACGACATAGCGGTTTTTGATTTTCAGGATATGGTTGTTCGGGAGGTTCCATATTTTCAGCTCCCCTTGTTCACCTGCGTTGACGTAGCGTATCTTTGCGTTGCGGTAGATGTCGCGTGATTTCTTTGCCGTTGCCGCAGACTTTCCTCCCCACGGCAGGTCGATGAACGCCTGGTAGAGCGGTTGCCGCATGTACTGCTGTTGCAGTTCATCGATGGAATAAGGATTGAAGACGAGGTTTCCGCTGTTTCGGAACGCCTCGACCTCGTCGATAGGAGCCTCCGTAGCCATGTAGGCATGCGACTTATACTTGTTGCGCTCGTAGCGATACCAGTTGATGGCTTCGAAGGTAGCCCCGAGTTTCCACATGCGCCAGAAGAACTTCCCTGACTCTCGGAATCCTACGGGGTTGGTGCTTCGGTTTTTATTCTCCAGCAGCCATTGCGCAAAGGCAGGTTGATCGTCGACCGGCATCGTGTCGTTTTCGATGATGAAGAACGGGATGAAGATGAACTTATAGGCATCGTGGTTGTCGGGGTTCATGGCCATCTGGCATCTGTCGTAGAAGAATCCCGATGCACCACGTCCTGTGGATTCGAATACCTCGACGTTATCGGCTTGGTTTCGGATACCACCCGAGATAGACGAGATAACCGCCTCAGGGTCGTGTTCCGGTGTCTGCTTCCAATATGCCACCTCCGAATAGTGAGCGCAGTGGAAGTTGGAGCCACGGACGTTATCGAAGTTGTCGAATGATGCGATGGTGATGGTTGAGCGACGCAGTGCTTTCAACCCATCCGTCACTTGGAAGTCGTCAGTTGAGTTTTCGTAAGGTGACATCTGCAGCTGTGAGCCAGGGTAGTTGATGGTCCATCCTGCCTGCGACTCGATGGCCTTGCGGTACATGGCCTTGATTTTCTTCGACGTGGATTTCACCTGCGAGAGGATGATGGAGTTCCAGCCATCGTGCCGGAAGTCCTGAATCCACTTGATATATAGCTGCGTGAGCGTAGAGCCTCCCCACTGACGTGCTTTGAGAATGATGGCACGGATAGGCTCTCCCTTTGTGCGCATGCCCTCATAGAGCGCGAGCAACCGTCGCTGCGGATAGTTGAGTCGGAAGGGAATCATCTCGCCCGACACCTTATCCTCAATCTTATCCGTGACAAACATGGCAAATTCCGGGTCTTCGCGGAAGCGCACCTTGCAGAGCTCGAGCTGTGCGAGTTGCAGGTGTTTCTCGGTAGGTTCCTTTCCCCAGGACTCTGTGACGAAACGTTCGATGGTTCCTGCTGCGATGATGTTCTGCACGAGCAGGTTCTGCATGCACGCCTTTGGCAGCCACATCTTCGGGATGATGAAGTCAGGTATTTCGACAAGGACACGATGCTCGAAGTCGTAGCAATGATAGCCTGTGTATGGGTCGTAGGAAGGGTCGAAGATTTCGGCATATCGGCGGTGGTTCTCTTCGACGAGGGCGGTTATGTCGTCTTTTTTCATTGGGAGTTATGTGAGTTATGGGAATGATGAGCGTCGCGACTCGGTCGCGACATACGGGACATGACGGTGCCGACGGTATAGCCGAGGAGGAGGGTGTAGAGATGGAAGGTGAGGGCTACGTGCGGGAAGAGTCCGTAGAGGATGGTGGGCAGGAGGCAGTAACGGCACATGCGCCGGAACTGATGCGCCCTACCCCACGCGATGCCTACGGCAGCGAAGAGGACTCCCGAGAAGCCGAGAATAGGCTCCGTCCCCCATGGAGACCATTGTGGCAAGTATGAACACACAAAAGAAATTGCCAAGGTAATGGAGAGACGGAGCCTTATTTTAAGTAGGAATAAGCATAGGACGTTGGCCGCGAGATGGAAGATGTTGGCGTGGAAAAGGAAGAGGAAGCCTACCCCCAGCCCCTCCCTGAAGGGAGGGAAGAGATGTTGGAAGATGAAAGAGATGATAAGGATAAGCCCCACAATCACTCTTTCTGACAAGAAAGGATGTTTGAGGTTGCGATAATATCGCAACATACGGGACGTGATGTTGTGGTGTTGTGTGTTCATATTTCTGTTGTTTTTGTTGCGACGAGGTCGCAACATACGGGACGAGTTAGAAGGGTTGGAGAGGCTTTCGGACAGAGCCAGGGATGACGGTGTTGGCATACTGTCGTATTTTCAGGAGCGCCTCATCCATGGCCTCGCGCTTAGACACGGTAACGGGGTCGTTGATGGATAAGTTCAGCGAGAAGTAGTCGTAGAGCGTGCCATTGACGATGTAATCGTGAACGGCATTGACGAGCATGGGATAAACCGACTCATTCCAGTAGTCGGGCATCTGCAGTTCGATGTCGCGTTCCTTCCACATCTTGATGTCGTTCATGGAGCCTACGGACTTCGCATTGCGTGCATAGGGCGCGAGTGCTGTCCGCACATAGTCCGTGTACTTATCAATCCACCGATGCAGGAGAGGCCTGAGTCTGTCGGCCTCATCCGTGGCGGTGACGTTGTTATCGACCTTTGTGGCTGCATCGCGTCGTGCCCTTGTGACGATGAGCGTCTGTGCGTCGATGTCGTAGAGAATCTGGTCTTTGAGAAGATAGATATGCTTCTCGACGGTAGTCTCCGACTTTCCGCTATCGCTGATGCTGATGGGTGTGTAGCCACGGCCGTTGTAAAATTCTTTCATGATGTCCATATTGGGCTGCCTTGCGGCGTTTAATGTTTAAAGTTTAAAGTTCAAGGTTGTGACGTGGTCGCAACATACGGAACTTAGTTGGGGTCATCGACGTAGATGATGCCGTCGAGGGTATCGTCGCCGCTGTCGTCGCCTCCGCTGTCAGGGAGTGTGACCGTTACATTTACTGTTGCTTTGATTTCCTCCTTGTGCTTTGAGTAGATGGTAATCACTGCTGTGCCAGCAAGATGGGAGTAGATAGAGAATATCTTTGCACCTGTGCGCTCTACGGTGGCAATGGATGTGTCGGAGGATTTTGCCTGCACATCGTCGATAGCGTCATCGCCGATGGTATAGGTGACTTTCTTACGGTGGTTGGGCTCCGCGTTCCACTCAGTAACATCGAGCGTGATTTTATAGGGGTATGGTATGGGCGGCAGATTTGGCGGCAGCTTGTTGAAGCAGCGCTGAATGGCTTGCTTCGTTGTCTCCAGCGAGAGGCGGTAGACCTGTGCTTGGTTCGGATCGACGGTGAGGAACCATGAGATAATCATGTTATCCTCGATGAAGCGCGAACAGAGACGTGCCAGTGAGTCTGTGTAAGACTTATTGAACCGGTCAGAAACGATGAGTGAGATGTCAAGTGTTTCTGCAGTCTCGTCGATGGTGGACTCAATGTTATTGTCGGCGTTGGCATAGCCGATGATGTCAAGGTAGTCGGAGAGATACGTCTTCAGTTCTTCCGTTGCCGTGTAGAGCGTGCGTTTCAGTTTGCGCTCATGGACAGTCTCGTCGCCAGCCTGCGACTGATAGACCATGGCATTGGTCTTATCGTCGGCTGCCTTTACGACAGCGCCTCGGATGTATGTCTCTGCCTTCACCGCTTCGATGATGAGAGACGTGATGATGTGTAGTCTTACGAGTTGCATGTGATTTATTGATTTGTTTTGTTGTGGTTGCAACGAGGTCGCAACATACGGAACTAAGATATGTCAGTGGAGTTGCCGGTGACACTGTCGAAGGGGACGTCAGTTGTGACTCCATCGCTTGTTGTGGTGGGCACCGTCGGCGACGTCTTGGTGAGACACTTGCGGATGGATGAAAGGCTGTCGTTGGCATACACCTGATAGACATTTGCGAGGTCGGGTTTCGTCGCCATCCACCACATTGCAATCATCTTATTGATGAGATATTCCTGCGCGAGTTGGCTCAACGGCTTGATGAGTCCCTCGTTGAATCTTGAGGACGTGTAGAAGAAGATGGTGAAATCGTCGGCTGTGTCAGAGAGCGTGTTATCGATGGAATATGCGCCGTCGTCGGCCCCTTTTGACGTATCGACAAAATCTGCCAGTTCTACTTCGAAGCGTCCCACGGCACCATAGAGTGTTCGTGCGAGCTTCCGCTCATGGTAAGTGTCATCGCCTGCCTGTTCGGTGAACGCTCTTGCATTGTTTGCCCCGTCGATGGTTCGCTCCATTTGCCCCGTGAGATATGTGTCAGTCTTCACGGCTTCGAAGATAAGTCCCTTTTTGAGATTCAGGGTGATTAGTTTTCTTGTTCCCATATCATTTATTGTTTTAATTATTCTTCGTCGATAAAATCGCCTGTCGTGGACTCATAGTAGCTTCCGTGAGCAAGACGTGGCCGTTTGTTGTAGCATACCGATAAAATGGAGGCCATGATGTTGAGCGCACGTTCCTTAAAGAATTGTGCGTGTTGCGGGAAATACAATGAGAGGTAGTCGGAGATAACGACCGACGAGCAATAGTCGGTGACCATTCCTGCAAATGCCGTGTTCGTGCTATCCTCATTGGTGCGGTTCCAGCGCAGGAACGCCACTTTGCATGAGATGCCATCTTCGTCTTCTGCCAGGTCGAAGACACATGGTGCGATTTTTTCCAAGACATCATGTGTGGCCTTTTTCGCAAATTCCACGAGAAGAGGTTCTTCTGCTGTTCCCACTTGTACTCTCGTGAACTGCGAATCGCCGCTTTCTGTGAGTGTGCGCTTTCCGAGCACGGAGAGCAGCTGCATGGCTTTGCTCTTTACATCTTCGTAGGCAACTATGAGATCAACGATAGTGTTCATA